ACTACCGTCGTATTGGTTTGGTAATTAATCCTAACAAGTTTGGTACTCAGGAGTTAACGTCCGACCTGACATTAAGTGCCACCAAGGCTGCAATATTTGCACCTACGTTTACTGGAAACTTCCAGACTGACGAGATCATCACACAATCTCGTACTGTTGGTGGGCAACAGGTAACAGCAAGAGGACGTGTTATCTCATGGAATAGCACAACGAAAGTGCTTAAATATTATCAGAATAGAGTTGACGGTATTTTCCCCGAATTTACTGGTAACCTAATCGAGTTTGAAGGAGGTAACCCAATAGTGGGTGCTACATCTGGTGCATCTGCTGACCCAGACATCAACTTCCCCATTGTTTCAGGATCCTCTACGAGGGTTATTAACAATGCTGAATACGATCTAGGTATGGCATTCACTAATGGTTATGCAAAAGCAGAAGTAGATCCAAACTCAGGTGACGTGATCTACATAGATAATAGAGGTGCGATCACTCGTGCTGGTGACCAGATAGAAGATATCAAAATCGTAATCGAGTTCTAATTCAATGCCACAGAATACTAATCTAAATATTAGTCCTTATTTTGACGATTTCGATAAGGATAAGAATTTTTACAGAGTCCTTTTTAGACCAGGATATCCTATTCAGGCGAGAGAGCTCACGACCATGCAGTCGATTCTTCAGAATCAACTAGAGAGTATTGGTCAGCACTTCTTTAAAGAAGGCACAATGGTTATACCTGGTCAAGTAGGTTATGACCTTCAGGTACAAGCAATTGTGTTGCAACAGTCTTTCCTTGGTGTAGACGTTGAGACTTATCGTAACCAATTAAATGGTCAGATTATTGAGGGTATAACAACAGGTATTAAAGCAAAGGTATTATATTCAATCCCAGCTACAGAGTCATCAAGAGGGTATGTAACTCTGTATGTTAAGTATGTTGAGTCAGGTGACAGTACTAGTGACACTAACATCAAGACATTTCAACCCAACGAGCAACTATTGGCCGAAAATGAAATCACTTTCGGTACAACTCTAATTGAGGTTGGATCACCCTTCGCACAATTACTCCCAGTTGATGCAACTGCTGTAGCATCTACAGCATATATCAATGAAGGTGTATATTTCATTAGAGGACACTTTGTAGATGTACCATCATCATATCTCATCCTTGATCAATACAGTAACAACCCTTCCTATAGAGTTGGACTTGAGGTCAGCGAGTCAATTGTTACGCCAGAAGATGATCCGTCTCTTAATGACAACGCAGCTGGCACATCGAACTATTCTGCTCCAGGTGGTCACAGATTTAGAATTAAAACTTCTCTCACTAAGAAGCCAATCGCAGACGAGACAGATAAAAACTTCATTGAATTACTGCGTATTAACAACTCAAAGATTGAACAGTTTGTTACTCACACAGCATATTCAGAACTTGAAAGATCTCTCGCAAGAAGAACCTTTGAGGAAAGTGGTGACTATGTAATTGATACATTCTCTATTAAAGCAAGAGAGTGTTTGGATGATGGATTTAATAACGGTGTGTATGGGGTTGGTGATACAACACAATCAAGAAATACTGCTGATGATTCATTAGTAACTTTCGAGATCTCCCCAGGTAGAGCATACGTTAAAGGTTACAGGACAGAATTTTTAGTACCACAATATGTGGATGCTGCTAAACCAAGAGACTTTGAATCAGTACAAAACGCCATATTAGCATTCCGTCTTGGACAGATGCTTAAGGTCTATGATGTATATGGATGGCCTGAGCTGACTGGTGAAGGTGTGTCTTCTGCTTATCAAACACTTGAGTTGTACGATGACTGGATTATTAATACCACAAATACTGTTAGTGGTAGGAAGATTGGTAGAGCACGTACTGTCCAACTTCAGGAGTCTAGTGTAACAGGTGTATGGGAACTCTGGATATTTGATGCACAGATGTTTACTGGTATCAACTTTGCTGCTGGTAACAACTCAGTTGCTATTGGTGATGTCCTCAGAGGACGTACCTCAAGAGCATCAGGTTACGTTGCTGACAACGGATCTGGCACACACTGTTGGTTAGAGCAAGTATCAGGTGCCTTCATAAATGGCGAGGTTATCGAGCGTGATGGCCGAGTTGTTGGTACACTAGAAGCTGCACACACATATAACCTTACAGATACAAGAAGTGTATTAGGAAGACAAAACTCTGCTTCTTCTGGTACTGTAGTATTTGGTGCTAACTTAATGCTTAACGATGTTAAGTTGGTTGAAGGTGCTACAATTACTATTGATAGTGCAGGTAACGGTAGATTAGAAGGATTTAGAACTAAGTTTGCAGAAGACCTACGTCCAGGTGATGTAGTTACTTCTACTAATACCTCTGATGAAGGTGAGAATACTCTTAGAATTATGAGAGTAGACACTGCTGGTGGTATTAATACTACGTCTGTTAATGCTGCAACAGGTCAATCAAGTTATATCTTTGATTATCTAAATCAGCATGCGTTATTAGAGACTGGACTTAAGAAGGGTAGTGGAAATGCTGACGGTGAGGTAACTGCATTGGCTAGAATGCGTCCTTTCGTATTCCAGAAGGACTATCAGAATGGTGAGTTATCTATTGACACACCTAGGACATCGATGAAGTCAATTGAAGACGAATCATTCTTTGTCTACAGGACATTTAATAATAAGACTGTTGTATCTGGTGGTGTTACTGTTTCACTACCTGAATCAGAGCAGTTTGCAACACTAGATGATGAAAACTATATCTTAACTATCATTGCTGAATCAGGATCTGCATGGTCTGTTGGTGGTAACCTTAATATAGATGCTTTGAATGAAGCAGGTACCTTAACAGTTACATTCGGTGCTGATAGACAGTCCATTACTATTGACGGTCTAGCAAATGTTAACACTATTAAGTTAACAGCATTGATATCTAAGAATATAGTATCGAAGAAGATTAAGACTGCTGCTAAGATGAGATGTCTTAACGTCCTTCGTACAAGAATTAATAATGACCAACCTAAGTATGGTCTTGCTTATGGTAACTTATATGGTACTCGTATTGAAGACGAGGAAATTTCATTCGCATTGAATGATGTATATAATGTCCATGCTGTATATGAATCAGAGACTGATTCTGATGCATCTCCACCTTATGTTGTATTAACAGAATCTACCTTCTTTGATAATGGATCTGTTATCGTAGGTAGGACATCTGGAGCACGTGGTAGGGTTATCCAATTCATTAACTCTACATTGAGATTATACTTTGTGCAGTTGAATGAGATTCCATTTGCTGCTGGTGAGACTATTGATGGCCAAGATGACGATGGTGCTGTATTAACTGCTATCATTGACGATGCAGAAGGATCTGTAACTAGAGGTAGTAAGGTTGTTACATCTCAATATACACTAGAGCATGGTCAGAAACCACACTTCTATGATGTATGTAAGATTGTAAGATATCCACAGTATACACCTCCAATTAGAAAACTATTAATAGTATTTGACTACTTCGTACATGAATCTTCTGGAGATTACTTTGCTGCACAGTCTTATACTGGTATATCATATAAAGAAATTCCAACCTATAAACTAGATGGATCTATTAACTTCTTAAGAGACCAAGTAGACTTCCGTCCAGGTGTAGGTGAGTTAGCATCGAGAGATGGCACGGTATCTAACCCATTCCTAGTGGAATGTGCTTCTCTTGACTTTGCTGCAAGACAGTTTGATACATCTGGTGGTGCAGGTGGATCTACTATTTTCGATATACCTAAAGTGAATACTGAGATTCGTATGGACTATTCATACTATCTCCCTCGTGCTGATAAGTTATATCTAACACATGATAATCAACTTAAGATAACCAACGGTGTATCCTCAGAGGATCTACCACCACCTGACGAGATCGACAATGCTATGCTATTAGCACAGATCGAATACCGTCCATATGTTTATGATGTGGAAAGAGATATTCTCATTAACCCTGAGATTATCCGTCGTTACACCATGAAAGATATTGGTGATCTTGAGACAAGACTAGAGCATGTAGAATATTATACTTCTTTATCTTTACTTGAAGTCCAAGCAGATAACACCAAGACCTATGACGATAACGGATTTGACCGTCTCAAGAACGGTTACGTTGTTGATGACTTCACAGACCATAATGTCGGTGACGTACTTAACATCGACTATAAGTGCTCCCTTGACTTTGAAAACGGTTACCTAAGACCATCACATTTCACAACTAACGTTCCACTTCAGTTAAATCTAAGTGACTCTGCTAACATAGTTAAGACTATTGGTAACATGGCACTCCTACCTTGGGAAGACCATGCAATCATTACACAACCATATGCTTCTAGGACAGAGAATGTAAACCCATTCAACGTCTTTACATTCATTGGACGTGTTGACTTAACTCCTGCATCTGATGACTGGATTGATACTAAGCGTATGCCAGCAAGGGTGGAAAACGTAGAAGGTGACTTCTCTGCTGTATCAAGAGATATGCAGGTTGATGGAGATGGATTTGCTCCTATTCAGTGGGGATCTTGGAAGACTAACTGGACTGGTAGGACACTAAAATCTACTTCTCAATTTAGAAATAGATCTGGATCATTCAGTGCAGGTGGTCGTAGACTAGGTAGATTGGGTCATGGACAGGGAAGACAACCATTATTCGTACATGAAAGAAGGACTTGGAGGGTTGTTAATAACCAAGCAAGACAAGGTATTAGGACTAAAGTTGTACCCAAGATTGATAAGAAATCTTTAGGTGACTTTACTCTATCACAAACAGCGATTCCTTGGATTAGATCTCGTAACGTAGGATTTAATGTTGAAAGAATGAAGCCTCGTACAAGAGTCTATGCATTCTTCGATGGTGTTAACGTAACTACTTACATCACACCTAAGGTTGTGGAGATCGTTAAGTCATCTACTGCTGATCCTAACACTAATGAAACTCCTTTCGTTGTTGGTGAGACTGTAGTTGGTAGTATTTCAGGATGTCGTTTGAAGATTGCTCCTGCAAATGATGGATATAAGACTGACCCATATGGCACTGGTACTGACGCATTAGCAGAGTCATACGCATCTCAAACTCCATACATTAACATAGATGTTACTTCATTAGCAGAGACAGTTAACCCCAACTTCTATGGAAATGTTAACGTCGGTGAGGTATTAATAGGCCAGACTTCTGGTGCACGTGCTGTAGTTAAAGACCGTCGTCTATTAACAGATAACATCGGTAGTCTAAGAGGTACATTCTTTATTCCTAACCCAGGTAATGATTCCAACCCACGTTGGGCAACTGGATCTAGGACATTTAGATTTACCACATCACCTACTAATGAAAAGGGTGGTAGTAGTGTAGATTCATCTGCTGAAACTATCTACACAGCAGCAGGTCAATTGAAGACAGTTAGAGAAACTATTCTTGCTGTAAGAAATGCTGAGTTAGTTAGAGACACAGTTTCTGATACTAGGACAGTTACTACAACAAGGACTGAGACTAGACAGATTGGTTGGTATGACCCTCTTGCTCAATCATTCATATGTGATGAGGAAGGTGGTGTATT